CGTGGTGTCGGGCCACGCGTGACGTAGGGGGGGTGGTAAGAGATTCCTTTTTTTCAACGAACGGAGGATTAGCACGCAAAAAAGGGCCAATTCCTCGTCAGTTCGCGCTCCTTTGAACTGATTGGCTGCCGGTGTCAGCCATTGGAAGTTGTTGCTATGATCAGTTCCACCACGAGAGGCAGGGACTACGTGATCTGCGTGCGCAGTACGGTCTAGCTTAACGTCAGTTAGGGCACACCTTCCCCTCTGCTTTATCCATTGACGCATAAGCCCAATGGCTAACTCGTTGGTAGACTCCATTGAGATGACGCCGCGCTTATGCGCCTTGATAAGCATGGCCTTGTTGTAAAAGAAGCGACGATCGGTCCATGCCTTCTTCATGACCTTATGCCTGGCTTTGTTCTTGGTTCTCCACTTTGCGTTATCAGCCAACTTCTTATCAGGGTTGCTGTCGTAGTTAGCCTTGGCCCTAAGACGGTTAATTTCACGCAAGCGCTCTTTGTTCCTGTAGTAATACTGCAATCCTTTGGACCTTTTATCTGTTGGGACTCTTTGCATGGTTACTTGATAATTGGCTTATTCTTGCCGCGTCTGGCATTCACATGAGGAAACAGACCGCACGCGTCGGAGTTCACGGTGCGCTGGATCTCCTTAGCCCTGGCACGCATCCAGAAGTGAGAGCGGCCATACATCTTCCCGATCAGGCGAGAGGACAGACAACCGGGCAGACTGAGCGCCCAGCGTATGAGCTCGACGTGTCGACGAAAGGCGAAGTTGTCCGTGCAGGCCAACGCATCCATGAAGCCCTTGAGCATGACGCCGACATGATCGCGAGAGATGAACGCGTCGACCTCTTCGCGTCTGCCGATGTCAGTCGGGTTGAACGCCCAGTCAGGATGATTGGCGTCGATGTTGAACACGTGCCTAGGTTGCGCCATCTCAGCGTAAGGCAGCACGCCGTTCTCGCGCATCTTCTCCTGGACCTTCTTCGGCTGGGCAAAGAACCAAGCGTCAAACGACTTGGCCTCCTTAGCCGGAGCCGTCAGGTCGTTGAGCCTAGCGCGTGTCACGCGTCACAGCGTCAACTATCTTGACGGCGGGGCAAGTGGCAAAGGTCAGAGTCTTAGCCTGTATGGGTTTTGTTGAAACCTTTTGTGCTCGTTAACCCAAACATAAGCCCTGCTTCCCGGTATCATCTTCTTCCGCTTCGAAAGCAAAAAGGAGTCATCCATCATCAGTTTTGCCAGCCATTCAGGAGTGATGTATATCTCGGGATTAGCGGCGATATACCTAGCACAATGCAGAACCAAATCTTTTTTGGTCATCGTTTCCGGGAATGTTTCCAGCGCATCTGTCATGTGCTTCCCAATCCCTGGCCATTGAGTATTCTCGGTGCTCATAGTTTGAAATACATATTCTCCCAGAGCATCGTCGAGTCGTCGAACTTGACGTAGCCGTAACGGATCATGGTCTTCACGTAGGACTCGGTCTTAGCCGTGTCGCCCTCGGCCCGGTCACGGTCAATCATCCGTCGGAGTTGTTCGCGGCTGAAGTGGGAAGGACACTTGGCTAGCCACTGTCTCATCCAAAGCCTGTGTTCGTCATGCTTGGCAGAGATGGCCTTGCGGCCTAGCTCGGCGAGTTTGAGCATCCTGGCACGATTGGACGCCCACATATCGCGGTAACGTTCCTTGGCCTTGATGATCTCGGCTTTGTTCAGGCGCCTAGGACGGCGCGGTTTTGTCGGGTTGTTCATGGTGGTGGAAATGTATCCCTGTATCTTGCCTCTAGACCCAGACCTAGGCCGGCGTCAGCCAAGGCCGTAGGGACTGGGTGAGGGGGACTGCATCTTGTATTTGTCCCCCTCTAACGGTTTGATAAAGGGTTTGTTAAAGTGGTGTGTAGTAGGCTGTCCATTAGCCTGTCATTGATTTATCCAAAGTCAAGCCTAGGATGGCCTAGGCGGTCTTTTGTGGCCTTATGGCTGTCCTCGGTCTTACGACAGACCCAAACGCCTTGGAGACCCCTTAGCGGGTCTGGAATCGGCATCCCTGCTGGACGCTTCGGACGCAATCTCGGAGGGGGGCTGGCTGTATTCCCAGCGGATGACCCCCTTCTCGGCGGCGTGGCGGATGTAAATCTCGCCCTTGAACTGGTTCGCGTGGTCCTTGAGACCGGCACGGCCACGGCGCTTGGTCAGGCCGAACTTGTAGATGGGCTCCTCGCCCTGGCACCGGAAGAGGACGGCGACCTCGCGAAACCAGTTGGTGAACTCGGAGGAACCTAGGCCCGCATAGGCTAGGTCGGCGACGGTGTGGCCTTCCTTGTCGGAGGCGGCCTTTGGTTTGCCGGTGTGGTGCATGGCCACGAGGACGGCGCCTGTCTCGAGGAGGATTGGGGCGAGGTCGTGGCGCAGGAACTTGGATGCCTGCTCCTGGTCGGAGACGTCGATGCCCGCGAAGGACAGGAGAGGGTCGACGAAGACGATGTCGGCCTTGTGCTCGATGATGAGGTCACGCAGGGCCGAGGTGAAGGTGGTGCCGGTGCTCACTGTGTCGCGGAAGATGGCAAGGTGTTCGCGCAGCTGAGAGCGTTCGGCGCTGTCGAGGTATGCCCCGGCGATGACGTCCTGCAAGGCCTCGGAGATGTCCCCTGCGTCATTCTCAGCCTGGAGCACGATGGCACGCAGGGGCTTGGCAGGCTTGATGCCGAAGAAGTCCTTGCCGATGCACCAGTGGACGGCGGCCTGCATCATCAGGGAGGACTTGCCCGTGCCGGACTGGCCGACGATCAGGAGGGAGCCGCCCTTGCAGAGCCATCGGTGGTTGCCGAGGATGCACGAGGGGTCTTCCTTACGCTCGAAGGATAGCAGGGCGTCGAAGTCCATGCGCTGCGGGCCGTGCTTTGCTTTCCGCCCCTTGCGGGTTTCGGCGATGGTGGCATAGTGGTCGAGCAGGGTGTCGGGGTCGGTGGCCTGTTCGGCGGCGACCAGGGCACGGCGGAGGATGGCCGCGTCCGCGATCATGTCGGCGTGCTCAAGGCGGAAGGCCGCTTGGCCTGCGTCACTGACTAGGAGCGAGACGGTGGCCTCGGTCACCGGGCTGTTGACCTGGCGTAGGCGCTGGCTGACCGTCAGCTCATCAGGGGCGACACCATCGACTGCCAGCGAAAGCATGGCGGCGGCGATGTCCTGATGGGCTGGCTCGAAGAAGTCGGAAGGCTGGAGGTCGCCCGGTAAGGGGAAGGCTTCGCGTAGGAGGACGCCGAGGAGGTGGCGTTCCGCGGCGACGTTATTCGGCGGGATCATGGAAGAGAGGGTTGGGGATGGGGGCGTGGGTGCCCGTGGTCAAGATGCTTTGCGTAGGAGACGGTCGAGGTCGGCCTTGCGGTAGTAAGGGACGCTCCGGGGGTTGCGGAGGATGCGGACAGGCAGGGCCATGCCGTCGATGCGGTATTGCACGCCGCGGACGGTGCGCCGGTGCTTGTGGGCATACTCGGAGAGGGTGACCCATCCCTTGGGGGCCTTGAACTTCTCGAGGGCTTCAGCTGCGGCCTTGGCGGCGGGCCAAGACTTGAACCTGGGCGACAAGCGATAGATGAAGCGGCCTCGGCGGATGGTCTTCTGTTCAGCGTAGCCTGCCTTGACGATGCGGGCGAGAGGCAGGGAGACACCGGCACGGGTCGTATAGCCTAGGAGGCGGACGACCTCCGTGGTCTTGTGCCAGCCTTCAGGTGTGTCGTCGGCGAAGTGCTGCTGCGGGGCTGGCTGGCTCTGCATAAGCAATGCGGCGTAGTCCTTAGGCTTCATCAGATCAGGTCGTAAGCGGTCGAGCAGATGAACTTGCCTTGGAAGCGATGGGCCGTCCAGACCTTGCAGTCGCCGGTCTTTTCGTCGATGACCCCATGGAGCCAGCCGTTGACCCACTTGGTCGTCGCTAGGCGCCGCAGGGCGTAGTCGGCTTTGTTGATGTCCATGCAGCACATGGCCGAGACGCCGACGATCGCGGCCTCGAGGTGCTCAATCGTGCAAAGGGAGAAGTCGTGGGTGTGCCCGTGAATGACGACGTCCCCTGGGCGGCCTAGGGTGCGGGCGGTCTCGCGGGTGGCGGCCACGCCAGTTTTGAATCCGTGCGTGCCGGTGAGTTTGCCGACGCGGAAGCGGTTGACCCCTTCGGCCGTCTTACCCTTTACGGCGTAGCGGTGGAACTCCTTGCAGCCGATAGCCTGGAGCGTATCGGTGTATGACTGGACGGCGTGCATAGCGTTCTCTCGGCGGTCACCGTTTCGGGACAGCATCTGCTCCTCGGCGCGGATGTCGTGATTGCCCTGCATGAAGATCGTCGGCTTGAGCACCTTGCGAAGGAAGTAATTCCCATGCTTTAGGTCGTCGGTGATACCCTCCTCTTGCTCGTCAGGGGTGGCGCCGCGTCTCCAGGCGCCGAAGTCGAAGCAGTCGCCGGTGTGAATGCGGAGCTGGGGTTTCCAGCGGCCGATGAACGAGGCTAATGCGTCCTGCGTTTCTTCGCAGACCAATTGGCCGTGGTTGTCTCCAGCGGCTACCCAGCGGATGATGCTCATCGGATGTTAATGTAAGGGATGGGCTTCCCGGCGTCGAAGGCCGCGAGCATCTCGTCGCGGCGCTTGCGGGCGGTCTCGAGGTCGCTGGCGATGTTCTCGACGATGTCCTTGCCGCGGCGACGCAGGCGGAACCAATAGCAGTCACCGAGTTTCTGGAGGTGGTGGTTCGGGTTCTCGGTCTTGATGAAGGCGGGGCGGTCGTTTCGCCCGGTGCGGGTATACTTGGGGCAGGCCAGCAGGAAAGCCAAGCGGTCGGGGCTGATGCCGACCTTGTTCGCCCAGCGCAGCGTCTCGGGGTTCATAGTTTCCATGAGCGGGCGAGGTTGCGGCCTTCGGTCATGATCGCGTTACGCGAGGACGGCCTGAAGATATACTCCTGGTCGAACAAGTGGGAGGCGCGTATCTCGGCGATGCTGTCGAGTTCTTCGTCGTTGGCCGGGCCGACCCCGGAGGTGGCGACGTAGATGGTGCGGACCTTCCAGCCCTTCTCCCAGAGGATGTCTTGGCAGACGCGCAGCTCGTTGACGTAGCGCCAATCGGAGCAGACGACCGTCTCGGGGGAAGGTTGGTCGTGGTGCTTCATCACCGGGCACCAGTTGGCGAAGTGGCGGGCGAAGACGTCCCGATCCATGCGCCGTGCGAACTTGCCCGCGTGGACGAGGAAGTCGCGGTTATCGACCTTGAAGTCCTCCTTGAAGAAGTCCCCGTCAAGGCCGAGGTAGTCCATGTAATGGTTCGCGGCCTCCTTGAGGGCGTCAGCGAAGTTGATGTGCTCGGCGGGTCGGTTGGACCATTCGAGGATGCCGGAGGCGAGGGTGTCCTTGCCCGCCCTGGCATAGCCTGCGATCAGGACGAGCGTCGGGGCGGACATCGGCGCGGGTGCTTCGGTCACGGGCGTTAGAAGGGAACGCCTTCGGGCGGCAGCGGCTCTTCGGGGGCGGTCGGCTTCTGGGAGCCGCGCGGGTAGGTCATCTTGTACTTGTACTGAGGCTTGCCCTGCCACTCGCCGTTGGCCTCGACCTCGACGCCCACGAGGATGGTCTGGCCGCAGGCGGGCTCGAGATACTGCATATACTCGGCAGGGGTCGCGTCCAGACGGATCTCGTTGGTATACTTGCCGGAGAACTTGCCGACGAGCATGGCGAGGGCCTTGCCGTATTTGCTCGAGAAGTTCTTCGACAGGCAGAAGCCCTTGTCGTCGACGAAGAACAAGCGGCAGGACGTGGTGCCGTCCTCCCACTGTTTGACCTTCTCGAACTTGGGCTTGATGAGTTTCAGCTTGTAGGTGCCGTTGGTGGATATGGAGGTGAGCGGGACGCGGTTGTTATCGGTGGTCATGGTATTAGGCGAAGTTGATATTGGTCGCGGCGCTGGGCTTGGCGGCGATGTCGATGGTGGTGATCTCGGTCTGGTAGCCGGGCCAGTTGCCGGAGGCGGTGCATTCCTTGTACAGGGTCAGCGCCTTCTCGAAGTCAAACGCGGCGCCGGTCATCAGTTCCGGCCCCAGCTCGTAGACCGCGTGGGCGTAGGGCGGCTCTTTCTCGACGGCGATGAAGCGGAAACCAAGCACGCGGCACTTGTAGGCGGACTCGACGGCGTGCCGGTAGAAGTAGGCTTGCAGCGGATAATTATATTTTCGGACTGAAGCCAAAAAGCCACGCGGCCCAGGGCTGGCATCCTCGCAAGTCTTCAGATCGTAGATGTAGCCGTCGTCGGAGATGCCGTCGATGGCGCACTTGACCAGGGTATCTCCGAGAAAGGCGGTGAACATCACCTCGGTCTTCGTCAGCACGATGCCATTCTGCTTCATGCAGGCCGCAGCGGAGTTGGCCACGGCGTCGACGAGGGCACCCTCTTCGGCGGTCAGGATGGCCTTGCCTTCGTTGGCGGTGACGAACTCGGCCCACTCGGCCTTGCCTTCCTTCGTGCGCTTGTCCACGTCCGGGGCGATGGCGTGGGTGGCGTTGTAAGCGTCGAGCCCTTCGAGGGCCAGCTTGTGGACGGCGGTGCCTACGCGGAGGGCCTTTGAGTCCTCGCGGGTGCGGGCAAGGTAAGCCTGGTAATGGGCGGGGGACTTGAGCAGTTCCTTCGCGCCGGATTGGTTGAGCGCTTGGATGCCGTCATAGATGACGCGTTCGGTGATGAGGTCGGGCATGGTGATAGGATTACTTGATGTTAAAGCTAGACTTGATGGTTTCGTAACGAGCCTTCGTAACCGACTTTTCGTCGTGCTTGTGAAGCTCTTTGGCCATGTCGTCGGCGAGCATCAAGATGACCTCGAACTCAGCGAGGGTGTTCTTGATGAACGCTTCGTGCTCCTTGAGGTCATCCTTGGCCTCCTTGAGACGTTCAGTGATGAACTTGGAGTAATACTCTTCGTTCTTTAGTTTTTCGGTGGTTTCTTTGGTGCTCATTTTGGTGTTCTGGGTTGGTGGAAATCAGAGAAGGGCCATGATGGCGTCGGCCTGATCGGGGCGACGGCGCTGGATGGCGGTCACGCACATGGTCGAGCCCACGGCGAAGCGGGAGCAGGCGACCGGGCGGTTGGCGTAGGTCTTGCACTTGCCG